GTCGCTACTTCTCGTTAGAGCGGTGTACACATAGGAGGCACGATTACTCCTAATTTTGTCTATATCGGTTGTTATGATGTGAACTGTATGATATGTACCGCCCATCACTTCGTGTATGGTGTTAACGCGCGGCTGTTTATTTTTAATCAGGTAATCTTTCATATTTTGGGTGGCACAAATCATGATGTCACCTGCTTCCCTGGCGAAGTCGCCAAATTTTTTAAGGATAAGGTTGCCTTCTTTCTTTTTGTTGGCCCTAAATTCTGGTATATAGTGTCTAATTTTCTCTTCGACAACTTTTGGTACTCTGACTGAATAGCTTAGATATTCGCTAGTAAATTCGACTTTGTACTGCGGTGCAGTTCCAAGGAAATCAGTTTGTATTTGCTTGTGGTCTCCCAAACCATAGATAGAGGCATTCGGTGCGAAATGTTGATATATGTCGATGAAGTAAGGGTTGACTAGGAAAACCTCATCTACAAATATGTTCTTAAAAGATTTGCCGCGTAGCATTAACAGTTTAATTGCTTTGATGAACGTCACGGCGCGACTATCGTTGGAAACTTCTTTTAGTTTGGACGCGTTATGTTCATCTGCAACTATTCTGAGCGGAGATATAATCAAAGTGCAATACCCGCAATAATTCTCTAATATATCTCTACTTTTTCCGCTGCCGGCTACCCCAATTCTGCATTCAAGTTTTGACTCATATAGTATGCTCTTATTTAGGACGTCAAATTCTTCCTTTGATAAGTTAGATATTAAATACTTATCGGTAGCCAAATTCTTTTTAAATTCCGCGAACTGGTTATCATCAGCATCCCAAGTTAGAATTGCGTTATGCTCGAAATGATAATCTTTACATTGGCAACCTTTAGATATTTGTTTATCTCGGTTGGCGATGTCTACCTCCATCAGTTTCTTGGTTATGTCCACTTTGGTGGCCTGACCAGGCTCGTCTATAACAGTATAATAGAGCTCAGATGATGTAGGGTCAGTACCATCGTTATGCCATATGTGCAACTTGAAAGCACCGAAGGTGTCGATGAGATATTTTTCGAACGTTTTTTGTTCGTCATCATCTATATAAGCCAGAAATTTAGATGTGATCATGGCACCATTGTTAAGTTGTTTGATGGCATATTTGAAGAAGTTATCACCAGGTTGTGCTGGATAATCTAAAAGCAACATATCGCCTTTGCCGAAATCAGGCAATTCGTCATATTTTTTCCATGATGTCGCCTCTACGCTTTTATTCAATTTAAAAGGGCCATTCTCGTAATGGTAAGCCGTATATTCTAGTTGTTTGTTCTTGTGCATTGCAAAGGCACCTGGAGCACATGCTAGTTCGACTATTCTATCGCATCTATACTTCAAAGCCACGTTTTCGATGTCGGTGTATTTGATGTCCATTTTTTCTTTATTCAAATCGGGGGCTATGCACATCCAGGCGCTGTTGTTATATTTGCTGCGTTCGATAAACAACGGTCTACCTTCTCCAAAAGTTTTATAGCCACCATGTATGCATTTGTGTGTGCGTTTATAGTTTTTAAGTTGATCTTCATTATAAAAGCAAACAACTTTCTTGCATTTTAATTCTTCTATATTCTTTTTAACGCAACACAGATCATTACC